AAATTTATCGTACAATTCTTCTGCTTTCTCTTTCGGTGTCATAATTCTTCAATCAATCTTTTCAAATACCATTCTGCTTTTTCCAAATCCGTTTTGCCGCCCTTGTTTTCGTACCTCCATAGGTACTTAATGACATTACCCCTGAGATAGCCTTGAAATTGTTGCTCAGTCATTGCGGCTTTGATTGCCTCAATACATTCAATGGGCGTGTCTTTGTAATGGGCAGGGTTAACCAAGTCCTTTGTCGGTGCTTTCCAATCAAAATCAGACATCAGAATGGCAGGTCATCGCCCCCTTTGTAGGCTGGTTCAGGTGTTACCTCTTTGTTAGTTACATTTTTGTAAGCCTTCGCACCGCCCACATAGGTAGTCGGCTTCTTCGCCTCGCGTTCTTCTTTGCTTTGCGAGAGTGCGATGTAGTGGGTTTCACCAAATTTGCCCTCAGATTTGCGTTCGCTGCAAACGAGTTTGATGTACTTTTTGCCGTTTTTGGCGGTGGTGATTGCCTCGCTGGGCAGGTCGGATAAACAGATGTCGAGTATTAACATGATGCAAATATAGTTTTTTTTACTTTAATTTCAAAATCAACGCCTCATTTATTTGGTTAAATTTTCGGCAGTATTCCCTTTCCACATGACAAAGGTCGTCAACTTTTCGGCAGGCGTGAATAACGGTGCTGTGGTCTCGCTGCGCTATGTTGGCAATTTTAACCAAACTCAGGCCGGAATATTGATACATCAACTTAAACCAGATGTGCCTCAGGTTCACAACTTCGCCCTTTCTTGACCTTGATGCTATCATCGTGGGTAAAAAGTACGGGAAAATGCCCCCGATAGCTTCCTCGATTAACTCTTGCATTGAAGGTTGTTTGTTTTTTTCGCCCAGCATTGTTTTGAGATAGTCTATGTCCCGGTGCATTGCCTCAATGCAAAGTTTCAATTCGTCCACTTCTTCGTTCTTACGGCTGTATCTCGCAGCCATTGTTTGCCAATACTTCACCTCTTTTTTTAGGCGGTAAATCGTGGCGGTTTGGTTTTCAGGTATTGTGTTCATACATATAGTCCGGTTGGTATGTGATAATTGAATTCGCACATTCCGACTTCACCCCAATGCGAAAACTTCACCTTCTGCACATGAATTTCAACAGTGTTATTTTTAAAATTTCGGTACACGGTTATCCCATTGTCGGTCTTGTTGAAGAAATTGGCACTCCCTGCGATGTCGTAAAGTGTCGGTATGTGGTAACTGCTGTCTTCATTCTTTTGAATTTTACGGGGATGCGCCACGAGAAAGCAATGCACATTGTATTTCTCGCAGAAGTTCACAATTTTGTCAAGGCTTTGCCCTATGTATTTGGTTTCGGACTCCGTGTATTGGTGTTCCAATTTGTTCCACGCGTCAATGACAAACCAGTCAATATTATGGCGGTTTTTGAGTTCGGCAACCTTGGCAAAGATGCTGTCAAGTGTGTTGTCTTTTTCCGGCTTAATAAAGAAGATATGCTTTTCAAGTTCGATAACCGCATCAAAAACTTCCTCTTGGCTCATTCGGTCGCGCCCCATAAAAGGCCGCTGTGTAATCTTTCGCATCAGTTTAGAGATATGCAGTTCGGTCGGTCGGTTTTCGGGGCTGTAAAAGCCACCCTTCCACCCGTGTTTAATCATAAGTTTCATCAGCACAAAGTCCAAGAAGTCTGATTTCCCGTGTCCGGGTACGCCCGTAATCGTGGTCAAATATCCTTTGTGAAATGAAAGCATTTTATCAAACTTGTCAACCCCGGTTTTCGCCCCGGCAGGTAGGCCGAAGTTGTAAAGGTTTTCAATCTCGGTTAAAAAGTCCGTTACCTTAAACACGCCCAGCATCGGGAACTCCGTGAAATTGTGGCTGGCTTCGCGCAGTGCTATTGCACCATTCAGCAGCAGGTATTCGTTAGCATCCTTGCAATCAGGATATACGATGTAATTACATTTGTCCTTGCCAAACCTATCCGCAATCGCATTGCGTAGGTCAATGCCGGGTGCATCGTTGTCGACTGATATGTGTATCTTTTGGATGTGGTCAAAGCCGGGCATAAAGCGGTCGAAGAAAGTGAGGTTCGGCTGCGCGCCATTTGGCACACTGATTACATTCTCAATGCCGGCTTCAATCAACGCCAGTGCATCCATTTCCCCCTCGACTATCCAAACCTCCGTAGCGGTCGCAAGGCAATCGATGTTGTACGGAATTAACTCCGCGCCCTTGTGCATCTTGAAATGCTTTGCGCCATCCCGGTACTTCACATTTTTTAACTGCCCACATTCAAAGTAGTTAAAGCAAATGCAGTTTACTTCCTTGTTCAGCTGTGGCATCCATTCCATTTGCTCACTGATTTGCATCTTATTCAGCGTGGCAGCGGTTATTCTGCGCCCTTCAAACCATTTTAAAACCTTGTCGCTTAGTGCGGTGTTGTTTTGCCACTCAGGAACTTCATATTTGACTACCTCGGGGCGGTCAATGATGCCACCCTTCCAACCGCAATGATGACATATCCAAGCCTTTTTGTCAAGGTTCACGGATAAGCAGCGGTCGGTTTTCTTCTTTCGCGTGTGGCTGCATTGTGGGCAAAGTGTTTGAACTTCACCTGCCGTTTTACCCGGTGGTATGTCGATATTGTAAAATGAATATACTGCCATTACATTACTAATCTACGCCTATGTTCGGGAATGAGTCCAGTCTTTGGTTCTTTTTGCAGCCAATTACGAGCAGTTAGGTACAGCGACTTGTATGTTTTATTCTGCGCATAGTTTTCTATTCTGCTCAAAATATTGTCTACCTGCTCAGGCAACCAACCTTCTGCCACAAGTTTATCAAATTCCGGCTGTGTAATTTTCAAATGGTCAAACTGCCTATAATAAGATATTTCTTTATTTATTACATTAACAGTATCATTTACATTTACATTATCAGTAACATTAACATTTACATTAACAGCTTTTTTTGCTTTCGTTTGCTTTTCAAAAAAACCATTTGCTTTTTTTGCTTCCGTTTGCTTTTTCGGTCGGCCACCTAACTTGCCGCTTTCTGCCCGTTTTTCGCGCACACCTTCCCAATGTTTCAAATCTCTTTTCAGTTGTAATTTGATTGGTTCAAATGCCAGTTGTAAAACAAGGTCGGTGCATTCTGGGTTCTCGTCATTGACATAGGCGAAGATGTGTTTGATTAACTTCCCGGCCACATCGTCCGGCAGCAGTTTAAAAATATTCTGCTGGTCGCAGTATAGCACGAAGGACTTTTTATCGGTTGCCATGTCGTTGTAAAATGTGTTTGTACATGATGACCTGCAAATCTAAGGCAAGCCGTTTCATTCTGTATGCCTCTTTCGGCATAGGGTTAATTTGTTGCCGTACTTCCAGCTTACCAATTTCGGCAGCGAGTACTTGAAGACACCTTTCGCAGATGTCGGTTGGAATGTGTTTTAATTGTTGCATAAAAAAAACACCCACACTTTCAAGAGTTGACTCCGGCTGGAAGTTTGCCGCCTCTTTACTTGCGTGGGTGTTTTGATTTATCGTTTTCATTACTTCCAAATTTCGGCAGGGGAGTCAATCCTGTTGTTCCGATGTGCAATTATACAACAAAAAAATCAATTCTGCAAATTATTTTTAAAAGCTTCGTGCAACTCCCATTCTTCGTTCAGCCGCCTTACTTCCATTTCGATTGCCCATTGCCAACCCGTTTCCCACTGGTCATGCTCATTGCTGCCCTGATTGTACGGGTTCAACCCTGAATGTTCGCCCTGCGAGAATAACCGCTGGGCTTCGTGTCCTTCCATTTCGTGTGTCATAGTGCTGCAAATGTAGTGTATAATTTTATATTGTGCAAACTTTCTGAATAATTTTTTTAAAAAGTTAGAAATAATCGACAAAACTTTGTGAGTGCAAAAGCACACAAAGATATATCTGAAACATTTTGGCTATGATATAAGCGACTTCGTACCTTGTGAAGTATGCGGAAGCCAAGCGGTAGATATACACCACATTGAAAGCCGTGGCATGGGAGGCACAAAAAAAATAGACACAATCGACAACCTTATGGCGTTATGCCGGGAGTGCCACCTTGAACTGGGCGACAAAAAGCAGCACAAATTTCGGCTGCATATTTGCCACCAACTAAAACTAAGTGAAAAGAGATGACATTCTTAACGACCTTTCCCGGTCTTTATGGCTTAGGGAAGCCTGCCAAAACATCGGGGGCGACCTTGCCGACGACCTTTATCAGGAATTTTGGGTGGTCATTTGCAGCAAGTCGGATGAAGAAATCTGCAAAATTCATGCAGACGGCTTCCTCAAATGGTGGGCTATCCGCATTTTGGTTCGGCTGTATCACGGCAATGGCAAGCAGCGTTTTTACCGGGACTTTCGTAAGCCCAGCGAAACCCTGCCCGACGACATAGAAAGCGAAGATGACGAGTACAACGAAGACGAATATCAGCGGCAACTATCTGCACTCAACACCGCAAACGATATGTATTCCCGAGTGGCACACGACCATGACCGGAGTGATTGGTATGTGGGTGTCTTGTGGGAACAATATGCCAAAGTCCGCAGCATTAAGCAGGTCGCCCGAGATAGCAAAATCAATTTCAGAGAAATCCAAAAAATAATCCAAGCAATGAAAGACGAAATCAGGAGGCAATATGACAGACATAATAAGTAAATCAATTCTGCTGGCATCGTTGGCCGTGTTAGCCAGCCGCTACTTGTTCCCTCCGATTATCTCATTTATTAAGGGCAAATCATCATTTCACAGAAAATCCGTATATCCATTTGAATGCGCCTTTTGTTTGGCGTTTTGGCTCACGGTGGCTTATCATTCGTACTGGGGCGAAATGTGGGGTGTAGTTGCTGCATCGTTGGCCGGTATCGTGGCAGCCATAATAGACCAAAATATATGACACTTAAAGAACAACTATTTCCACATCTTCAACAGTTGCATCGCACTGGCACAATGAAACTACCCCCCGACCTTGCGGACAAAGTTATGCGCGAATATGAAAAAAGAAACGGCAGGAGAATGAAACCATGCCCAACTTGTTTAACGGATTTTATCAAAGAACTATGCAGAGAGTAAAACACAGCGGAAACGCAGGCGACCTCATTTATTCGCTGCCTGCTATGCGACAAATAGGCGAAGACATCGAATTGGTTTTAGTTCCAAATGTGCCACTTCAAGCCAGTTTGCAGCACCCAAATAATGGAGTGCAGTTGACCTACAAAATGTGCGATATGCTCAGACCGCTGTTATTCGCAACCGGGTTTATTAAGTCAATTCAGATTACTGAACAACCCGGGCAAGTTGATTATGATTTCGACACTTTTCGCAAGTTCCACAACTACACCGGGCATATATCGCAATGGTACTTCCACATTTACCCCCGGCTTACCTGCGACCTATCCCAGCCGATTGACATTGCAGTCAAACCAAAAACAACCCGGCCGATTGTAATTAACCGGACAGCCCGATATCATAACCCGACATTTGACTACATGGTGTTAAAACCCTATGCGGATAAGATGACATTTGTGGGGCTGCCCGAAGAGTACCGGGTATTGTCGGCCAAACTTCCCGGCATGACTTATACCGAGGTGCAAGACTTTGGGGAGTTAGCATCGGTGATTAAGGGCAGCGAATTGTTTATCGGGAACCAGTCGATGGCCTATGCGATTGCCGAAATCATAAAGCACCCACGGATAGTTGAAGTCTGCCCGTATGCCAATAATGTAATCCCAACAGGGGAGAACGGTTACGGGGCGTTCACTCTTGTCAACCTCATTCAAATAATGAAATACAAATATGGGTAAACAATTTTTAAAAGACTGGCCGACCGAGTTATATTTTATTAAAGGCGGAGTAAAGTATCATAAAGACCAATTCGGCACACTACACAGCAAGTCAATCGACCAGACCGATATG